CGTCACCTCTACCTGGACCAACCTGTTGACGGCAGGCACCACGTCCAACCGCACCGAGCCTGTATTCCTTTGCGGGCAGCAGGCGGCGGCGCTGGCGTGGGGCAAGATGGCGCATCCGACGTTCCGGAAAGAGGACGACTACCAGTTCCTGACCGGCGTCGGCATCGAGATGTGCTATGGCGCCGTCAAGATGTACAGCAAGCATCCGATGACCGGCAGCAACCTTGTTCAGGCCGGAGTTGTGACAGGATTTTATTCCTCGGCTGCGGATTAACGACAACGGCGGCGGCAGCAATGCCGTCGCCTTTTTTCTGTGAGGGATGATGCCTCTCTATCACACGTCCGAAGAGTTATTTAACCGCACCGCGGCGCTGCTCGGCAAGTTCGTGCCGGGGGAGGCGCTGGGCGCGATCGAGCACGACACCATTAGCCGCTGCGCCGACAACGTGCTGGCGGAAATGTCGAAGATCGTCGTTGTCGACAAGGAGCAAATTCCAAACCTGTATTTCGAGACCGCGGCGCGGCTGTGCGCGATTTACGCGGCGGCGGATTTCTCCAACCAGCCGCTCGATCTCGGCGCGATCGCGCAGCATGAGCGGCGGCTGTATTATTTGGTGTCGCAAACGCCAACCTATGAAGTGCTGCGGACGGAATATTTCTGATGGTCGACGTGCCGCTCCCGATGCTGACCGGACCCGGACGATTGCCGCAGGCGGCGGGCGGGCGGCTGATCAACACCTACCCGGAGAACCTGCCGGCAACCGCGGGCAAGCCGCGCGCCTACTGGCGCACGCCGGGACTGCGTCCCTGGGCTACCTCGGGCGGCAGCAACTACCGCGGCGCGTTGCTGGTCAACAACCTGATCTATGCAGTGATCAGCAACACGGTTTACACGTTCCCCTCGACGGGCGGCGCGGGCACGGCGCTGACGGGGACTATCCCGGGAACGGCGCCTGTCACCATGGCGCGCAACAACAAGCCGACGCCGGACATCGTGATCGTATCGCCCGGCGACGGCGCCTTCATCGTCGCCGGCGGCGCGGTCGCCGGCTACCCGAACGGCTCCGGCGGGCTGGTGCTGGGTTCGCCGAATGCGGTGGTGTTCCACAAGGGGTTTTTCATCTTCACGTTCGGCGACGGCCACACCCAGGCCAGCAAGGTCAATTCGCTCGACATCGTGTCGCTGGATTTTGCGACCGCCGAAAGCAAGCCGGACACGCTGTACCGGCCAATTCCGCTCGGCAACGGGCAGTTGCTGCTCTGCGGCTCGACCACGATTGAGGTCTGGGGCGGCCAGAACGACACTGGATATCCGTTCTCCTACGTCGCCACCATCGCCCGCGGCATTGTCGGCATCAATGCCATTGCCGGCCATGACGATGGGTTCGGCAAGGGCGTCTTCTTCGTCGGCGATGATTTCAAGGTCAGTACGCTGACGACGTACACGCCGACGCCGATCTCGACGCCGGATCTGGATCTGCTGATCGAGAAGGAGCCGGACAAGACGCTGATCACGGTGTCGGTCTATGTCAGCCAGGGTCACGGCGTGGTGGTGGTGCAGGGGCCGTTATGGTGCTGGGAATACGACACCACGCTGCAATCCTGGCATGAGCGCAAGTCGCACCTGGTGGAGTACTGGCGGGCCAAGTTTCCGATCGCGGCCTTCGGGCAATGGATTTGCGGCGACCGCAAGTCGGGCAACCTCGCCGTGGTCGACGGCCTGACCAACACCGAGTTCGGCGATCCGCTCCTGATCCAGATCGAAACCGGGCCGATGGGCGCATTTACGAACAAGATGCGGATCAACGGCATCGAGCTGTATCTGACCAAGGGCGTCGGCAAGGCGACCGGCGCCGATCCGCTCGAGACCGATCCCGATATATCCATCGAGATATCACGCGACGGCGGTCAAAACTGGAGCATGCCGCGCATTGTCAAGATCGGCCGGCAAAGCCTGACGGACGGGCGGGTGCGATCGTTCATCTGGGGGCAGGCGCAGAACCAGGGCGTGCGCTGGCGCTTAAGGGAGAGTGCGCCGTTGTCGTTCGGGTTCATGGGGATCGACATGCAAGTGGATAAATTGCTGTGACAAAGGTCGTTTTGCCGTCGCAGACGGTTCACGTCGATACGCCAACCGGGGTCGACCCGGTCTGGTACGAGAAACTGAAACAGGTTGAGGCGTTCATGAACCTGTTTTCCGAAATCAACTTCGCGACCATGACGACGGGTCACACGTTCCGCTGGAACGCGACCACCAGGAAATTCACCGCGGGAGTGTGAGATGGCAGGGTTTTTTGACACGCTTTTCGGTGGCGGCGCCGAGCGCGAGGCCGCCGAGCGCAACCGGGCACTGACGAGCCAATACGGCACCACGGCCAACGACGCGCTTGCGACCGGCTACAATACCGGCGTCGGTAATTTCAACCAGGCGATCGGGGCTTACCAGCCTTTGAGCGACCTTGCGGCCGGCTACAACAAGGGCGGCTCGATGTATCTGGACGCCCTCGGCGTCAACGGGCCGCAGGGCAATGCCAATGCCACGGCGGCGTTCCAGAACGCGCCGGGCTATACCGGGGCGGTCACGGCTGGATTGGACATCCTGAACCGCCGCAGGGCCGGGCAGGGCATGGCGGCGTCGGGCAATGCGGACATCGACGCGCTGACGTTCGGGCAGAACCTGCAAAACCAGCAATATGGCGACTGGATGACGCGCCTTGCCGGTGCCGGTAATACCGGCGTCCAGGCCACGGGGGCGGTCGCGGGCGGGCAGGCGGCAGGCTACGGCAACCTCGCCAACCTCGCCAATAAATATGCCACCGACCAGACCGGCGTGGCCGGCAACCAGCTCTCCAGCAACGTCAATTCGAGCAATTTGCAAGCCCAGGGCGAGGCGTCGGGCGCCAAGAACCTCTTGGGCGCGGGGCTGTCGCTGGCGTCACTGGCGGCGGGCGGTGGTGGATTTGGCGGGCTTGGCAGCGCGTTGTCTGGCGGGGCGTCGTCGCTGTTCGGTAGCGCGATGGGCAACCAGTGGCAGCAGAACAATCCTGGCATGTTCGGCTCGAGCTATTACGGTCCGAGGGCGCCGTAGCATGGTCGACACCATTAATTTCGACCAGAACCCGAAATCGTACAGTGAATTTGATTTCGCGCCGCTGGCGAAGCTCGGCGAGCAACTGAAAGCGCAACGCGACAAGGAACAACTGATGAGCCTCGCTGCCCTGGCGCCGGCTGCGTCCGCGCCAGGTGCGGCGCCGTCGGTGTTCGATACCGGCTCTGGCGTGTCCTACTCCCGCAAGGGCGGCGGCGACTATGGCGGCGCCATCTCGAACATCGAAAGCGGCGGGCGTTACGATTTGCTGGGGCCGGTGACAAAAACCGGCGACCGCGCCTATGGGAAGTATCAAGTTATGGGCAATAACATCCCGGTGTGGTCGCAGGCGGCGCTCGGCCGGCAACTGACGCCTCAACAATTCCTGGCCGATCGGGATGCACAGGACGCCATCTTCAAGCATCGGTTTGGTCAATACGTCGGCAAATACGGGCCAGGCGGGGCCGCCCGGGCGTGGTTTGCCGGCGAGGGTGGCATGAACAACCCTGCCGCCAGGGACCAGCTCGGCACCACGGTGGCCGGCTACGAACGTAAATTCCTCGGGGGATTGTAATGGTCAATCCGATCAGTTTCGGCCCGTCCGGCATCAATTCGCAGGCGGATTTCTCGCCGCTGGCGCAGCTCGGCCAGATCTACCAGAAGGCGCAGCAGGACCAGGCCAACAAAGCGGCGTTTGCGGCGTACCAGCAGACCGGGGATCCGCGGGCATTGCTCGGTTCCGGCGACATGAACCTGGCGCAGCTTGGCATGACCGCACAAAGGCACGCGGATGCGCTCAGGCAGCAAGGCGTCGAGAACACGCGCGCTGACGCGAACCTGGGGATTAATCGGGCAAACCTGGGGATCAGCCAGGCGCGGGCAAACCGCGAGGCGGCCGATTTCGAGAACACGCCGGATCAGTATATCAAGAACCCGGATGGGACATATACCGATCAGTATGCGTCGATCAAATCCGCGACCGAATTGGCTAATCGCAAGAAGCTGGCGAGTGAGTTGGGGTATGAGCCGGGGTCTGCTGGCTACAGGTCTATTCTCAGCACGGGCGAGGATGCGACCGGGTCGAACCTCAGCGACACGTCGCTCGACATCAAGGCAAGGCAGATCATTGGCGGTGACTTGTCCGGGTTAACAAATATCGGCAAGGGCGCGCAGGGCAGCGCAACGCTGACGGCAATCCACAACAGGGCCGCTGAAATCCTCCAGAAAGAGCGCGGCCTGTCGCCGCAAGATGCGGCGGCGCATCTGTCCGACAAGCTGAAGACATTCAAGGCAGAGACAATCTACGGAAATACGGAAGCTCGAACCGGCGCAAGCCGCGAAGCAAATCTTAATTTGATCTTGAAGGCGACTGAGGCGGCTATTCCTGCCGCGCTCGAGGCGTCTGACAGGGTCAACAGAACAGGGTGGGTGCCGCTCGACCGAATTATCCAGAAGGGCCAGGTTGCGACCAGCGACCCGAATTTGGCGCGGTTTGCCATGGCGAACCTGCAACTCGCGGAGCATTGGGCGCGTGCGATGAACCCGACAGGCGTCATGCGGGAGAGCGACCGCGACATGGCGCTCGGGATGCTGGGCACGGCGACAAGCAAGGAGACCTACAAGGCCGCGGTCGAGCAGCTCAAGATGCAAATCACGCGCGAGCGTGACGCCGTGAAGGGGACGGGCGGTCATCCTGGTGGCGCTAGTACGCCAGCGCCAGGAGGTGCCGGCAAGGCTGTCCCGTTTACCGAC